CGCCGCCTGGGCGAATTTTTACGAGTCCACCAAAGAGGACAACTTGGCCGCCTACGAAGCCGAAGGATGGAAGACCGTGGCCAGCATCGCCGAGGAATCCGGCCAATCACTCGCAACGGTGTTTTCGCAAATGAAAACGCTGACCACCCAAAAATCTTTTGAGAAAAAAATCATCCGAGTCATGTGCTCGAACGGCGTGCGCGGCGTGGCGATTTTCCGGCCAGTGAGCCAACGCCGTGCCAACATCTCTGTAAAGCATTGAAAATAAGTGGCCGTTTTTAGATTCGTAATCGATAGGTCGCGGGTTCAAATCCCGCCGTCGGCTCCCTTCTTAAATGCCCGCAGAGGCGCTCCTGGTGTGCTTCTGCGGGTTTTTTGTTGATGTTTCCATTCGTTGCGCTTGATTGCTGTAAATGCCTAAACGAGCCAACATCGTGCCAACAGTGCCAACAGGGGGAGCAACGCAGAGCAACACAAGCACCGTGTCGATTCAGCGGGCGGTGGTCCGGGGGGTGGAAAAGTTTTGCGTGTGGAGCAAAATCTCGGGGAAGCGGAAGCGGGCTTTCTTCGATGAGGCGGCGGGGGCGGTGGCTTACCGGGATCAAATTTTGCGGCAGCTCCAGGCGAAGGGGACGGAGTCGTTTGCCGAGTCGGGCAAGACGGTTTCGGAGGGGTGGCGCGAATTTCAGATGCTCCGGCTACCGAAGCTCCGAGGGAGCAATGCGCGGCTGGTGCAATGGTGGATCGGCCACTATGTCGAGGCTCAGGGGCGAATGCCGCTGTCGGCGGTGTCGCCTCGGGACATCGATGCGTTTCTGGCGCGCAAGGAGTGGAGCGGCACGACGCGGCAACAGGGGTTCGTTTATCTCCGCCTCTTTTTCAACTGGCTGGTGCGATACGAGCACCTGGACCGCTCGCCGGTTCAGCGGGCGGAGAGGCCGCAGGCGGCGCCGGTTCACCATCTCTTGACGGTTGCTCAGGTGAGGCGGTTATTGGAGCTGACGAAGGGGGATGACCGAATGCGCGCATGGCTGGTGCTGGGAGTCTTTGGCGGGATGAGAATCTCGGAGGTGGGGCGCGCTCTGCCGGAGCATATCGAAGCGGTCGAAATTTTCGTCCCGCAAACAAAATCCACCGACCCTGAGCCACGGCCTCGCTTCGTGCCGATCCTGCCGGCGCTGAAGCGGCACCTTCCGAAAAAGTGGAACTGCCTGGGCGAGGACTACATCAAGCGGGCGCGCACGGCGCTGGCTCTTGAAATGGGCTGGGACGAGTGGCCGCAGAATTGCCTGCGTCACACGGCGGCGTCGATGCACTACGCGGCGTGGCAGGACGCGGGGAAGACGGCTTACTACCTCGGGCATTCCTCGCCGAAGATGGTGCGGGAACGCTATGCGCGGGCGGTGCGCAAAAAAGAGGCGCTGGCTTTCTGGGCGCTTTAGATAAGCTGGCGGCGCATTTAAACCTGCGCACAAAACGGCTTTTTATTGACGCCTAGTTTTTCCAAGGAGAGAGGTAGGAGAGGAAGGTCGGGCATTCGGTGCAGGGGCGTTTGCTTTCTTTTCGGAATCTCTCATCTCTCTGACGGCTTCCGAAATGATTTTGGAGATGGGCACCGTTACCATTGGGTTTTTTGCCTGCTCCTCGTTTTTCTTTTCGACGCAAAAAGCGTGCAGATCGAGAGGCAGTGAGATGTTCAATTTCTTGTGCGTTTTCTCTTTCATGATTCCTACTAGTAGCACCGAAAGCACCAGTGCGCAAATTTTCATGAAAATTTATTTTCGCCCGCAAACCTAGTGTCCATGCGGAAGTCAAGAGAAATTTTCATCTAAGCAGAACACCCCATTGACAGATTTTTATTGCTACACCGGTAGCACCGGCGCTATCGGTAGCACCATGCAAAGCGCATATGTGAAAACAAGTCTGAGCCTGCCGACAGACCTCTTCGAGTATCTCAAGGACAAGGCGGAAAAAAATGGGGGCACGCCGATCAGTCGGTTGGTCGCCCAAGCGATCAAAAAGCAAAAAGACAACGAGGGACGGAGGGCTCGGAAATGATCACCGTCGAGGAACTCGCCGAGGCCATCCACCTCGCACCCTTCACCGTTCGGAAATACGCACGGCAAAATATCATCCCGGCGTTCAAGGTGGGCCGCGACTGGCGGTTTAGGTCGCTGGAAGAGGTCACGAATTCGCTGGCCTGCACCAAGGGGAACAAAGCAGCCAAAGCCGCCGCGATGGCGATGAGGAGGGCCGCGTGATGAATCTCTACCTCTGCACCGCTAACGGAGTTTTCGGACCCTTCGGCGATTATGTTCACGCCAGCACGCCGGCCGAGGCGCGCTGGAAATTCTGGCGCTCATTCAAGGTGACGCCGTTTTCGGTGGTCTTCGAGAGGAGGGCGAAGTGATGGACTACGAGACGACACTCCGCTGCCTGGGCTACGCGCTCGACTTTATTCAGATCGTAACCGTGCCGGTCCTGTTGGCGGCACTCACATGGAGGCTCGCACGATGAGCGAGAAAACCTACCAGCTCACTCCCTTGGGTCTTTTTACCACGCACATCGGCGACGAAGCCCAAGCAAAAAAGGTCGCCGACGCCGTTGAACTTTACATGCGCCGAAGCGGGGTCGGGATGGCCATCGATAAAAACCGACTGGCTTTTGTCGAAATGGAACCCGTCGAGGAGGTCGTTCGATGACCGCCTGGCTTTCCGTGGAGGATCAAATGCCGGACTCGGACACCGATGTCATTGTGGCGGCTGAGGATGGTCATGTTGAGGCTGGGTTTCACGATGGCCGCGTCTGGCGGTGGCTGAACGCCTGCCGAGTCGAGCCAGACATTACGCACTGGATGCCGTTTCCCAACCCACCGGAGGACGCACGATGAGCGCCTTGGAGGGATTCATCTTGGCCCTGGTGACGCTCGGGTCGGTTTTCGCCGCTTACTGGAGCGGCCAGCAGACGATTTTGAACCGCTTCCGCGACATGGAGCAACGCCGCAAGGAACGCGAGCGCCGGTGGAGGGAATTCGATGACCAGGACTGAGCGCCATGGATCTCATCGAAAACGCCTCCGTGGACTCGAGCTTTTGCCACCTCTGCACGGCCGAGGGCAAGACCGTGGTGGCGCACCTCGTGGACAAAGACCTCGGGCCGCTCTGCGTGGACTGCTTCGCGGCGGCGCTCCGAGCCGAGACCGAGCTTCGGTGGAGCTGCCTGACTTACTCACCGTCGGACGAATGAGATACGCCGTTCGCGAATAGCAAACAATTTCCGCTTCGCCTGAGAGGGCAGGAGTCATGGGGGGCGCGCATCCCACACAACGCGCAACTACTTAGAAACAAAGAGTGACATGAATATCATCAAAGGAAAACAACAGCGGCCACAGCGGGTCGTTATTTACGGGGTGGAAAGCGTTGGCAAGTCCACCTTTGCGGCTCAATTCCCGAAGCCTCTCTTCCTCGACATCGAGGGCGGCACGGCCCACTTGGATGTTGACCGCGTGGCGGTGGACTCGTGGAAGCAACTCGGCGAGTGCATCGCGGAGGTGGGCAAAACGGATTACGGCACGGTCGTGATCGACTCGGCCGATTGGGCGGAGCGGTTGGCGGTCGAGGATTTGCTGGCGGCTAACAAGAAGCAATCGGTCGAGGATTTCGGTTTCGGCAAGGGGTGGGTCATGGCGGCCGAGAAGATTAGCCGGTTCCTCGGTGCCTTGGATCGCCTGATCGAGGGAGGCAAAAATGTGGTGGTTATCGCGCACAGCAAAGTGCAGCGCACCGAACCGCCGGACATCCTGGCAGCTTACGACCGTTATGAGTTGAAGCTCTCCAAACAATCCTCGCCGCTGGTTAAGGAGTGGGCCGATGAACTCTGGTTTTTCCGGTTCAAAACGAAATCGGTAACGAACGACGGCGGCAAGGCCAAGGGCATCGGCGGCAAGGAGCGCGTGATCTACACGACGCATTCGGCGGCTTACGACGCCAAGACCCGCTCGGGACTACCTGACGAGATTCCCATGGAGTGGTCTGCGGTCGCGCACCTCTTCCAGCCGGTGGCGAAACCCAAAACCTCGGCGCCTCCCGTGGAGATCATCGGCCGTGAGTCGGTGGCCGCCCTCGAGGACAACGAGGAGATCGTCAACGCTTTCCTCGTCGCTAACGGCTCGCTGACCGAGGGGCAGACCTGGCGTGACGCGGCTCCGAAACTCCGCCAGCAGATCGTGGCACGGCCCGAGGCTTTGGTCGCCAAGGCGAAGGCCGCTCAAATGGAGGTGGCGGCGTGATTAAGGAAATCTCCCCTTCCTCCCTGCCGAAGCTGGCCGAGTGCGCGCTCTTTACGGGCGCGCCGGGGGCCAGCGCGGCGGCCGAGCGTGGCACCTTGCTCGACAAAGCTCTCCGCGAGCTTTTCATGGATGACCCGACGACCTTCGACCTACTGAGCGCCGAGGATAAGAAGGCGGTGGAGTGGGGCGCGAATGAACTGCGCGTCCTTTCCGGTGGCTACCATGTCGAAACCCGCGAGGAGCATTTGGGCATGGAGGTGCCGGGGCTTTCCAAACCCGGCACCGCCGACGCGGTATGCGTTCGCGCCAAGTGGGTGGCGGACATCAAGACCGGCCAAGTGCGCAACTATCGCCAGCAGCTCGCCGCTTACAGCCTCGCGTGCATGCAGGAGCACTTTGCGGATTCGTGGACGGCGCATGTGGTCTATGTCGATCAGCGACTGCGTAGAACTTACGACTTCACCCGCGACCAAGCCGAGGCCACGGTTTCAAACCTCATCGCCGAGGCCTCGAGCCGCACGGCCGAGCCGACGCCTAATGAATACTGCGGCTGGTGCGCCAATTTCAATTCCTGCCGGGCCATCGTCCGCCAATCCTCCGAGGCTTTGGCTTTGGTTCATTCAAGCCGAACGCTTGAGGAACTCCGGTGGGAAATTTCTAGCGAGCCGCTGAAGCTCTCGGTGTTCGCCGCGAAC